TTTAGGATTAATTTTTACCCAACAATCAAAGCAAAGCATTAATTAAATCCCTTCAATTACCTCCATCCAAAACTGACATCCTTTTTCTAATCCAACAACAGCTCCAGAAGTATTGCCAAAAACTATACCAAAATAATCGCCTGGATAAACACGAACTAAACCAGAAGTTGCTGTTAAACCAATAGAACTTTGTGACGAAGCAATAGCTGAATCCATAGCGCATGATTCGTAGTCTAGCCCTGAACCACTGCTCCCATTAAGAAATCCATCGCTTGAAGCATAATCTGGTTGCACAGATCCTTGACTTATTCCTGCTTTATAATGAACACCAGAACTATGAAAATGTTTAATCATTAAAAGAACAGCGCCAGGATTAGCTTCCGTAGGCACAAGTGCTGCGTTTGTATTTGACATACTTGCTTTTACGCCAACTCGCACCCATTTAACTGACTTATCTAAAGGAATTGCAAGAACTGTTCTAGATCCTGCACTGCCTATTACTTTATTGCTTATTAAGTCACCAGTATCGTAAATTGTCGTTAATGTTTGAGGCATAATATCAATACTACCATTAGGAATAGAAGTTGGAGTATTGCCTACTCTTGTTCCAATTAAAGCATCAATAGCACCGTCTGGAACAAAAAGAGCAGCTCGCCTAGAAACAGAACAAGCTATATTAAAAGTACTATCGTTATGAAAAACATTTGTTCCATTACCTTCAACTGAATTACCGTTTAATGTTATGTTTTTACAATTATATGTCAATAATACAGCTGGTTGGTTGCCCTGCCATTGAAAATGGTTGTTGCTTATAATTGCTCCCAGAATTTGTAGAGTCGAGTCGCTTGCTGGATCTCCAATAACTATGCCATAGCAGTTTGTTCCATTCTGAACAAAAATATTTCCATTAATAACAAAAGATTGATTCTGATTTTTAATACTGTCAACTGTAGTAAAATGAATACAAACCCCTGCATTTGCTGTTGGAGCTGTATAAAACAAATTATTACTTATAACTGCTTGCTCAAATTTACCAAAAATTGAATGGACTTGACTATTTAAGTGACAATTTGTCATTTGCAATCCTAACGCTCCTTTTAGAACGTTTGAATTTATTGCAGTGTTGTTTTGCACAAAACCACAATTAGTTATATAAAGCCCTTCAGATGTGCCAGTTACTGTTTCGGATTCAACGCCAGACACAACAGGATTAGAAATATAAATTCCTATTTTGTTTAATATAATATTACAATTACTAATATGTGTTTCTGTTGCCGATTGGGTTACCTGTAGACCGCTAACAGTGTTGAATCCTGAAACTATGTATATTGCAGCTTCTGTACCTCTAAATGAGACGGTATTGGCAGCGTTTGTAGCTTGCCCATCTAAATAACAATTAGATATTTTTGCATGAGGGCAACCATCAAGATATATTCCGTAATGAAAAAAACCTTGATTAGTGGAACCTAAAATAGCAACTCGATCTATTGCCACGCTAGGATCAGCTACTCCTTTGAAGTGAGGATTGTTAAATTTTAAAGCTACATTATTTACACCACCTGGTTTATTAGTAGTAATAGTCATATCTGAAACAGTAACTTCATGACCGGCTTCATTAGTGGGCGCCCCTCCTTGCCTTGATGCAGAACCAGACATATTAAAAGTAAACCCACCGTTTACTCCAGTAAATTCAATTCTTGTTACATCAATACCAGCGCCACGGACATGAACAGGTTTGTCAGTAATAGCAAAAGGAGTACTTGAAGCAAAAAGCCCCGCAGGAAAATACAGAACTCCTCCAAGTGGACCTAAAGCAGCTATAGCAGCGTTAATAGCTGTGCTAGCGTCTGCTCCAGTATTACTAGCGTTATAAGGCGCGTCCGCTACGTTAATCCACCCAAGACCAGAAGCTGTTCCGCTAATAAGGCTTGTTACTCGTCCGTATTGATCTATTCCTAAAGTAGCGTTTGAATGAGTACCCTGTGTTGCTGGATTTGCTGCCCCACTAGTTAGTGGACCAAATAATGTTGTCATTCCAATTGATTGAGTTACTGCAGATAATGGGCCACCACCAGTTAAAGCTCCTGTACCTATAACTCTATTTGTTCCTGCTGCTGGCTCTACTCCTTCAATAGCTCGCTCAAGTTGGCCTAGTTTGTTGTAATCAATTCTTGTTGGGAATTTAACGCTTAACCCAAGAATAGACTCATCTGCATCTGAAATTCCAGTTTCTATCATGCCAATAGTTCTGTTGCCTGCTTCGTTTGTGCCAGTTTCTAAACCAGCTCCTGCAGTTATATCAGAACCTCCAGTTCCTGCAGTTCCATTATTAATTTCAGTAATTTGGCCTTTATCGTTTACTTTTAAAGTTGGATTAGTGTACGCTGTCTGGCTAAATACATTCGGGACAACAGCCATTTGTAACGTTCTATTATCGTTTAAGTCACCGCCGCCAGTTAAACCGCCAGTTGTATTAATTTTTCTTTCTAAAGGCACTTTTGATGAATCAATCGTGCCAGCAACACCCGTTGTCGAGCCTTCTTTAGCGACAATTGCCTTACCAGTAGAGCTAAAACCAATATATTTGTTCGCTCTGCTTGCAGCACTTTCGGAAACGTTAACAACATCGCCATCAAAATCCGTTTCTTTAAAACCAATTTTTTGATCTATTTTTCTATCTAGGTCTTGAGAAATTGCTGTTAATTGATCTAGTTGCCTGTTTAATTCTCTAATATTAAACCCGCCGCTAGGAGGAAAATCTGTTGTGCGTTCTTGAGTTATGTTTCTAACAATTGTGACAATTGTATCAGCTTGACCAGTATTAAAAATAACAGAGCCAGAAATAAAACCACCATCGTCAGCAGCAATAGTTGTAATAGAATAATCTGAGGTTAAACCTTTAAGCGAAGTTCCAGAATATACATCTAAATCTGACGTTTTAAAAAACGGAAAATTAACTGCAAACGTAGTTTGTGAAGTAGATCCTATTTGATACGCAACTCTTGTTGGCGTTTCAGTTACTTTTAAATCTGCCATTCTTCCTCCTGTAAGGGACCATGACCCAAGGGATTAACTAATGTTACGCACTTTTACTCATCAAACGGAGAATTAAACATCCATTGTAAATGAGCTATTCTGTTGTACGGAATTAATTTTTTAACGTCTTTACTGTTAATGTCACCAGATAATATATCTCCAGCTAATTCAGCAGCATTCATAAATTGCGAACCAGACGGGCCTACTACTGTTTGCAATGCGCTTTTTTCAGTAACAAATCTTCCTTGATTTAATAAATTTTGCACTGAAAGATTGCCTCCGCTTAATGTATGCAAAGCATTATCTACATCAATAAATGCTCCTGTCCATCCCGATCTTCCTACTCCTTCAAACAATAAATTATCTAAATCCATTTCAGGGCCATCTAATTGTTCATTTCTTATGTAAGCGACTCCAGAGCCAATAGCAGTCATTAATGCTATTTGAGTTAATGTGTTGCGATCTGCTTCCTGCAATGCGGGAATTAAAACTCTAGTATGACTAGACATAGCAAATGATTTAAATTGCGTTATTAATGATATGTATTCATTTGACATAAAAAGAGGACGCTCTCCAAGTCCAGGTGTAACAACAACAGTTCCAACTTCTTTACTTAACGCATTATCAAAAGCGTCTTTAGCAATTAAATTATCCCAAGCAGAACTGTTTGCTATAATGTTTGCGTCTGTTCTTTGCCAATTATCTTTCATTGCAAATATAGACTCTGCTTCTTCTTTACCAATTCCTGATTTAGCCAATCGCTCTCGTTGAGACTTTGTAGCTGTACCAGCTATTAAAGATTCAACATCACTTAATATTTTAGTGCTAGTAATAATGCCTGTTGCAGTTTTAGCAAAGTCGTTCCAAAGAGACATACCGTTAATTATAAAATTCAAAGAAGACATTCCTGCAACTTTAGATTCAAATCTATTGTGCATTCCAAACGTATCGCCAACATCAGCTATTTGAGCTGCTCTACTGTTTAACCAAAATTCAAAACTTTCTCCTACTTCACGGTTTTGAGCTAATCCTTTTTTCCAAACATCGTTATTCATTAATGCTTCAAAAATACTTCCCATAGATTTACGCAAACCATTTGCTGTAACTACTCTAGCTATATCTGGAGCCGCCGCCATAGCTCCGGTTAGTTGAGTCATTGCTGCAAAATTTTTAGCTATTCGAATGCCGGAAGATATTTTACTGTTTGGATCTAATGGAGTCATATAAGTTCCGCGCATTAAATCACGCATTCCATAAAGATCTTCAATGACTGTATTCATTTCTTTTTGTAATTTTTCTGAAGGGTTTTCTTTTAATCGCGCTTGATAATTTGCTTTTACTATTGCAATAGGGCCAGCTTCCCCATTAAACACATTGCTTGTTTCCAAATCAATAGAACCAAATTTTCTATACAGCTCTAAATCAGGAGCCATAGTTCGAGAATAAGTTGTCATAATGCTAAGAATATCTGATTCTAAAAATTCAGAATAATTTTCATCTTTTATAAAGTTAAGATCTCTAGCGTGAAACGCACTTGCTGTTCCAGTTTTAGTGGTGTCATCAGAAGCAACAAACGCTTTATAAGTTTTTAATCTGTTAGCGGTAGCAACAGCTTCTCCAAGAGTTAAGCCTCCGTCTTTTTTTAATTTTGCAACAAGCCCATCAAAATTCTTTTCTATTTTGTCTTTTCTCCACATTCTTGGAAGATACGAAGATTTATTTTTTGCAAGCGCCAATTTAATATCTGCAATTTCTTTTTCTAATTTAGCGACTTCATTTTTTAAACCTAATCGAGCTGAAGCTAAATAAGATTTTTGACTTGATGCAGTTCCTGCTTTAGCGTTTCTACTTTTAAATAAAGCGCTATCGTCTAAAAGCAATTCGTTATTAAGTTTTAAAATTTGACGTGTTTGTTTATCCCAAGGAATACCTAACTCCATCATTTCATCAAAATACTTTGTAAGAACTTTATCAACTTGGTCAACAGTTTTATTTACTTCAGGTATATTAGATTGCTTGCCAGATCGTCTCGCTTCAGAAACAAGCTGTCTAAATTCTAATGCTGTTGGAGCTTTGCTGTTTGGTCTTATTCCTACTGCTCCAGCAATGCGTCCAGCTTTTCCAACTCCTATATTTTTAAGAAGCGCAGAGTAATTGTCATACACTCCTTTATGCAATAGCCCAATATCTCCTCTATACTTTGTTCTGACTAATGTTTCTATTGCGGTTTCAGTTGCTTGATACGCAAATTTTTCTGTATTCTTCATTAGCTTTGGAACAACTTCAAACACGTCTAACATTAGTTGTTTTGCGTTAACATCTGAACTTGATAAAACTCTAGCAATTGGAGTTACTT